CCTGATGTGAATGACAAGCCAGATGTGGAAGACCCGGACACCGATGGTTCAACAGACACGGCAGTTCTTTCCGCGATTAAAGGGCTTAATGCTGACGTGAACAGTGGCATTCATGACTTAAACGTCGATGTGAATGAATCCCACGCCAAGATTAACAATGCGGTCATTGACCTAAAAGCCTCGGTGGTCGGCAACACGCAAGCCATTCAAAAGCAGCAAATCAACGACAACAAAATTTACAACAACACCAAAGCGCTCATCCAACAAGCGAATGGTGACATCACCACCGCTGTCAATAAGAACACCAACGCAACCGTCAAAGGACTCAAAGAACTTGATGCTTCCGTTGGCGATTTGAACGGCAATCTAGATGACATTAAAGGACTGCTTACGGGCGGTAACTTTGGTTCACCCAATGGTGAGGACGTTGCCGAGGTTATCTTCTCGTCAGATGACTTTGTATCAATAAACGAAACCATTCACGACAAGCGTCAATCGATTCAAGATTACGTCGACCAAGTGAAAGGGCTTGTCTCTATTAGCACCAATTTTAATAACGGCTCACTCAGTGATAAGTCATTCACCGTTAAAGGCACCACGGTTGAATCGGGTTTACAACGTTTCGATTCGGTCTCTGGCTACGTTCGCCCAGTGGTGCTGTTTATCTGCGCTTTGATAGCACTATGGATCTTGTTTGGTCCTAGGAGTAAATAACATGGATTACATCTACGCAGCTTTGGAGTTCATTGCCAATGTTGGTCAAACGCTGCTCGACTTCATTCAAAACATCCCTGACCTTATCATTAATTGTGTCGAGTATGGTGCGCTGTGGTGCATCTCCGTTTGGCTGGATATCAAAATCGCATCGATTCAGATTTCATTGAGGATCGCGCAGACGTTATTGGCAGACTATGGCGTCTATACCTTGATTGAGAGTAACTTTAATTCCCTTCCCTCTGACGTGCGTTACATCCTGACTCAGTACGGGGTGACGTCTGGCTTGCGGGTTATCTTTGACTCGTTCGCCGCTTCGCTTGTCATGCGCTTCTTTAACTGGTGATAACATGGCAACTTCATTTCGATACGGTCATGGCGGCTCTTACAAATCAGCATGCGCAGTATGGTTTGACCTACTTCCGGCACTTCGTGAAGGTCGAGTCTGTATTACCAACATCCATGGTATGCAGCCCTTAGAAGTGATCGAGAAAAGACTCGGTGAGAAGTTTCCTGATAGTGCGCGCCTTATCCGCATTAGCTCTCGAAACCCTGACGGCTTCGAGCTTTGGAAGTACTTTTTCTGCTGGGCACCTATTGGCTCTTTTATCCTCATCGATGAGTGTCAGCAAATCTATTCCACCAATGCTGGCTTCAAGATGGCGAACATACACAAGCGCCCTTTTACTGACTTTGAGCCTCACTTACCGCAAGGATTTTCAGAAATCTTCCATTCTCGCTGGCTTACTGTAGATACATCCAGTTTAGACCGTGGCGAAGTCGATGACTGCCAACGTACCCGCTTTGATGAGCAAGGTCGCATCATCTATCCCGAGAACTTCAACAACGCGTTTATGGAGCATCGCCACTACAACTGGGACATTGTGTTACTGACGCCCGACTTCGCTCAAATCCCTAAAGAGTTAAAAGGCGTCGCCGAGCTGGCAAAGCAACACAAAGGGAAAGACGGGATCTTCTTTTCTAATCGCAAGCCAAGAATATTGGAGCATGACCCGCTTCGTACTGTCACGGTGCCAAGTAAAGATGATGTGGTTTACAACCTGAAAGTCCCTCTCGATGTGCATTTGCTTTATGCCTCTACGGTGACTGGGCAAATCACTAAATCGGGGCTTGGTAAGAACATCTTTCTTAATCCTAAGTTCTTAGCCGCTGTGGCTATCTTCATTCTTTCAATGGGATATTTAACGTATGCGCTTATTGGTATTTTTTCTGGTTCTGAGGAGACATCTTCGCAAGGAACGCCAGCTCATCAAACTTCGCAGCAAGGTGCTGTTTCATCTTCAAACCGTCAAACGAGCCCTAATCAAAACCATGCGGTTCATTCTGTCGTGGGTTCTGGTGGTTCTGATTGTTCGGGCGCTGGTTGCGATGGTCGGTCTTATTATGATGTAGGCTCGGTTCCAGCTTGGTTCCCACTATCGAATTCTGAAAGTATCTATGTCTCAGCGGTTGAGCGCTGGTACAAGAAAAAAGTCGTTTACGTGAATGTTCATTTCGAAATCACCACACCTAGAGGTGTGTCTTATCTTGATGATGTGTTCCTAAAGAAAGTCGGCGTTCAGATGGAATACTTCGACGATTGCTTGGTGAAGCTATCGGACGGTGAATCTAACTTCTTTGTGACGTGTTCACCCTATGAGCAGATTGCGCAAAACCAGAAATCAGACATTGAGCTCAAGCCTGTTGGTGGGCTGTTTGGAGGCGATGAAAGCTAATGAACGAATACGTAACCCATGGGCAACTGCTCGAAATCATCGAACTGTTTGACCATCTCTCCATGCTTAACGCGATTTTAGTCATCATCGTTTACGACCTCTTTCGTAGTGGGGTTCGAATGCTGTCTGACTATCTGAATAAGGAAAACGGACAATGAAGATGACATCAGAACGGTTTAGTAGTGCGGTCTATAACTCCCCGCTTGGCGCGTTCGTTTTAGTTGGGGCACCGACATTTGAGCAGCTTCAAGAACGTAGGCTATTTGTTTTACGGTTTGAGATAGCGATGAGCAAAGCCGTATATGGTTAGAGCGGATTGGGCATCGCCCCGACCGAAGGGAGTCACCGAGATATAAGGAGTTGCGAAGCGACGACGAAGCACCGAGCCACCCACTACTGTCGATCTTGGGCACTTGCTTAGACTGGCGAGTGTCCCTATCTGCCCAAGCCAAAATATGTAGAGCCGCCCCTCGTCCTGCAAGAATCAGCCTCGCAGAGACTAACCACACCAAAGGCGCATAAACCCACTGGAACACATCAAGACTATCAGCACCAAAGCTTTGCGAGTGTCGAGCAAGGCTTTTCCTGTATCAGATGGGACCTGCCGACCAGAGCGCGTAGCAAGTGAGGACGGGCTAGGACGATTGCGCTACGTGCGCGGGAGGTCAAACCCCCGAATCTGTATTACGGGGGTAAATTCAACGTATGTGCTTAACTACTAACTCACTTTCCCATGCAGCAAGCTTTAAACTTGATGCCACTGCCGCAAGGACATTTACTATTTCTTCCAACTTTGATATTCAGCTTTTTCTTAAGCTCTTGGGGGGTTAACATTGGTGCTTTGGGCAGTTTATTTAAAGCCTTTTCAAAATCCTCATCTTTTTCCCATGGGTAAGAAATCGAAACTAAAGCATCAAAGAATCGTGCCTTTTGATTGATTATGACACCAACCCAAGATTCAGCTTTTTCTTTATATTTCCTCATTTCTATATGAGAGATTAATTTATCTTGTCTTTCCTCAGGTGTTCCTATCATACTGTGGATAGTAACTCCGCCGATTTTTCCCTCTATTTTAAAAGATGTATCATGTAAGGCTCCATCTTGAATTGTATCAAAACAAACTTTTTCAACAGCTTTATCAAATAGGTTTAAAAACTCGCCACTCATTTTTAGAATCTCTAAACCGAAATCTATTAATGGGTCACTTGGCGTTCGGTTTATTTTGAACAGTAATTTTCCTATATAGCCTTGTTGCCATCTCTTCATTATCCCATCAGGAATTCTATTTCCGGGCAGTCCGAGTCTTCTTGCCATGAAAGCTGCATCTAAATCAGATGCTATGTCATCTCCAAGCATCATGAAGTTGAACTTTTTCTCTTCAAGCCATAGATTACTTTTCAAGTGCTGGCTCAATAGAACAAATTCATTCCCTGCGACTACACTCTCTATATAATTGCAACGCCTGTCGATATAGCTTAAAAGGAACAATGGCTGATATAAGAATTCAATGAGAACATCTAGTAGAAAAACACTCATAACAAATGGAGGGTTTAATTTCTCGTCAGTCTCAAACTTCAAATACTGTCTACATTGAAAACTGAGTGAAGGGTATGATTCAGATGTTAAGCATATCGGATATACTGCTGTTATTTGTTCATTTAACTTAACTTCTTCTCCATTTATATCTTTTAGGGTTATCCCTTCTTGAAGTAATGCATTTTTGCACACAACGGCTTGGTCATAGGCATTTTGAACCCCTTTCGTAAAATCCTGTTTAACTAGATCAACGTTACCTTTTCTTGCTCCTATGGTAAGAGACTTAGATTTCGCCTGAACAATAAGGCACTTTCCGCCATACACAGCGAGAACATCTATTTCACCAATTCGTTTTGAAGAACTTTCGTAAATATCAATATTTGTATAAACATTTCCCTCACCAAAAGCTTTTTGTAACTTCTCAAAAGCGAAAGTCTCTGTGAATGCACCTCGGTTATCTTGAGCGATTGTTCCAAAATACGTCTTATCTTCTCTCATCCAGAAAATGGGACTTTCATAGAGAGATTGAGCTAAAGGGTAAATTTGGAACAAGTAGTACTTACTTCCAATCGTTGTGATTGGTCTAGGGTTTACCACGTTAAAATCATCTATCCCTATAAAGGCTTCGTTTTTTTCAATTTCATCAGAATGGCTGAACATTCTTAAAAAAGCGTCTACAGTTTCTTGATTTAATTGCGAGTCACTGACGATGAAGTCAATATCTATTTCAAAGCTATCCAAGTAACTTTGATATGCCCAATTGCCTTGGACACCTATGTACGTTTTAATCTTGTTGTTTAGGTTATTTGAAATCGACTTGTAGATTTTTTTAGCTTCTGAAATGGTGAAGCCTATATTTGCTTTAAGCCACTCTGCATCATTTTCGTACCTGACGGCTGATAAGTCTCGATACTGGAAATCGTAAGCTTCCTCAGCTGCATAGAAAATTGATTCCCTTAAAGCAGCTGGATGACTAAAAAACTCTTCCATACTCATATTTTTAAGGTTATCAGGTGTAAATCTATCTACGATACCTTGCTTCATTGTATCGTGTATCTTCTCTAATATGATTTCTGCACTTTTGGCGTACTCTTTTATGAGCTCAGAATCAATAGGGTCTGTGTTATAACCCGACTTGAGCATTAAGCCATGCAAAGTGGATAGCTCTGTTCTGATAAGCCTTTCGTTACCATAAAGCTTTAGTAAGTCTTCATGTTTAATGCCTCCAACAAAGCTTATCGTGCCATCTCTTCTGCACAAATATGTGAAAGCATGGATGAACCCGGGCTTTGAACAAAGTGTTTTAAGTTCCTCTAGCAACTCACCTTCGTCTTTTATTTCATCGACTATCATGATTATTCCTTACTTCTAACAAATAGGATAAGAGCATCCAGTAAGTCTGCTCCTTGCGCATGGTAGCATATGGGGTACTCAGGATATTGATATCACGATCTCGCTGTTTAGATTTGATAACATTTAAAAAGGCTCCTTAGAGGAGCCTTTTTTCAAACTAGGTTCTTCAATACCCTCGCGTACTTGAGGATTTCATGTGACACTCTAATATCACTTGATGCCCCTAACTCTAGTAACGCTACACCTATCAAAACTTGCTGAGCAGTAACTAGCTGCCCAGTTGGAAGCTCCAACCGATCATGCCTCATAATAAAGTTCTCCCAGTCGGAACAGGTGCTGAGTTGCCTGCCCTTATTCATACGCATTAAACGACGACACTCCGGTGGAATGGATTTCCCCTTATCCCATTCTTTGATTGTCCTCACAGTTTTCAAACAAAGTTCAGCAGCTTCTTCGACGGTTAAACCACATTCAAACTCACGAAAAATATAGTTTTTTGTCATTTCGTGATACTTCATTGAATTGTCCCTCAAAAGAGGAACATATTATAGAAATTGAATATGCAACAGCATTAAACATAAGCGCCCATAATGCGCACTGAATTTGTAAGCCCAAAGCGATAATGTCCTAATATTTCCAAGTGAATCTGTCCTATGTTTGCTTGGAGGTATTTAGGATGTTAGTTACTATGCATGATTCTGATATCAATCGTTTTAAAGTAATCCAAGATGTTTGCGATCGTAGGATCCGACGAGTCGACGCGGCAGACATCCTTGATTTGAGTGTTCGCCAAGTTCAGAGGCTTATGAGTCGCCTGAAGGATTCGGTGCTGTAGGATTGACTCACCAAGCTCGAGGTAAGCCAAGTAATAACCGCTATCCCAGTGACTACCGAGACACAATTTTAAAACTGATTCGTGATCACTATTCTGACTTTTCTCCAACACTTGCCAGAGAAAAACTAACGGAGTTACATAGTCTTCCAGTATCTAACGAGACCTTACGAAGTTGGATGATTGCAGATGGTTTATGGACACCGCATTCGCAACGCAAGCCTAAAGTTTACCAACCTCGCTACCGACGTGATTGTTTAGGCGAGCTCGTTCAAATTGATGGCTCTCACCACGATTGGTTTGAAGGACGATCTGACAAATGCTGTCTATTAGTGTTTATCGAGGATGCGACTGGACGTTTGATGAACTTATAG